TCCTCGATGAGTAGTTGCTTGTCCGTCTTGCCGGTGAGGGCGCAGACGGCGAAATTGACACCGTCCGCGAAACCCTTCGGGTCGGCCTGCATCCAGCCGTGGAAGTCGCCCCGCTTGTAGGGAAAATCTGCCAGCGTCCCGTGGCCGTCCAGCTCCCAGGCATTGAGCGCGGCGAAGTACATGATGTCCGCGTACCGTTCCATCACCTGGACGACGCCGGCGTTCCCGTCGAGCGCAGGCAGCGGTGCGACGGTCTCCTGGTACACGGAAATGCGGGGGGTGAAAAGCAAATCCACCTTCACCCCCTCGCTGATCTCCACCGTTTTTCTTACCGGGACCATAGGACTATGAACCGGTGTGGGTGAGGGCTCCGTTCACCGTCAGGGAGATGGTCCTGCTGCTCACCGCGCCGAAGTCGTTGGTGTCGCTGATCGCGGTGATCACGCACATTCCGGCGTCTCCGGAGGACGGTGCGTTGTTGGAAAGCTGGCCGATGAACACTTCCACGTCGTCGCCGCTTGCGAGGCTGGAAAGGAGCGAGGCCTGTGCGCTGTCGCTGTTGTCCGCGAATACCGTCGCTTCGATGGTCGCACCCTTCTTGCCGCCGATGAACTGCGCCCAGTCGGTGGATTTGTCGGAGACCTCGATGGCCTCCTGGGTCCGGTTCACCGAGTTGCTCTGCTCGCCGGTCAGCCAGGTGTAACTCGAACTGGACTTCAGGTAGAACTTGTTTTTATTTCCAAGAATTGCTGACATAGTTGTATGCTTTTATTCGTTGTTTGGTTGCGTTTTTTCGCGCTCGACGTAGGCCGTGAAGCCCTGGAGCAGGCGGTAGATTATCTTGGCCGAGTCGGCCGATTCCGTGAGATCCTGGAGCTGGTCCGGGAGCACTCCCAGGCAGCGCCATCCATCCGGCAGTGCGAGCTCCGCGGTCAGGCGTTCGACGTTCTCCTCGTTCATGGCGGTGGTCGCCGACAGGGAGGCATTTCCGATGCTCTCGACGGTGAACGACAGCTGGCGCAGCATGCCCTCCTTGTCGAGCCTTTCACCTTCGGTTATGGTGTGGACCTCGATCCTGGGGTAGCCGGCGCCCCTGCCGACGCGGACGCCTGGCCGCTCAAGACGGGCGACCACGGCCGCGTAGACGGGGCCGTAGGCGCTCTCATGGTAGGCCGGTTTCCTTGCGAACAGTCTGCTGAATAGTGACATCGGTTACTTCGTTTTGCGCCGGACGGCGTCCCGCACGGCCTTGATGATGCTGTTGTGGTTCTTCTTGACGGCCGGCCCGAAAAACGGGTGCGGCTGCGTGCCTTCCGAGGCGATCTTCCGTGCGATGAGGAAACCGGCCGTCCATGCCTCATTCCAGTCGTGCATGTGGAATTTCTTGTATGCCCACGCGGCCATGTAGGTAAGCGGCGGGAACTTCCCGGCACGCCGTCCGTATTCCACGTATGCGGCATATCCCTCATTGAGGTTCAACGTGTCGAAGAAGCCGGCGGTGATGTCATCCTTCTTCCGCGTCACGTGTCCGCTCGCACGGAGAAGACCCGTCACGACGGAGCCGTTTTCGCGCAGGTTGTCCTTCGCGTCCGCGATAAGGTCCAGCGCTCCGGCCTCGATTCCCTGCAGTGCCGCCTCGACCACGTCCCGGTCGCATTTCTCAAGCGCCTTCAGGAGCTGGTCGAGCCCTTCGATCTCTATGGCTCCGCCGCCGGTCATAACACCTGCGGATTGTCCACCTGGTACCAGCCGCTCACCCTCACGACCCGCCCCCGGTTGTCCAGGACCTCCGGAAGCGGGAAGTGGATGGAGTGACCGCGCCAGGTGATGCCGTTGAACTTTATTCCTGGAAGGCGGAACTCGATGTCCACGCCCACGACGTCGGCCTGCTGGAAGGTGAGCATCGTTTTCGTCGAGCTCATCTGCCGGACCTCTGCGTACACCTCCAGGACCACCTCCGGCTCGGCGATCTCCGCGTGGGAAAACTCGTCCGCCCTCGCTTCCGACCAGGTGAGCTGGATAAGGTCGTTGTAGCGCCGGGCGCCTCTCGGTGTGCGTAGCATGGTTACAGTACCTCCATCAGGATCATGTTCAACACCTTCGGGTCTTCCCCGTCGTACAGGGCGGTCCCGTAGCGGAACACCGTCGACAGGAGCCGCTCACGTTCGCCTTCGACGGGCACGGTCTGGTAGGTCACCTTCACGTACCCGGTCCGGAGGAAGGTCTGCACCCTTGCGCCGGGCAGGGGATCGAAGCGGACGAAGTCGCCGTCGGCGTCAACGCATTCGGTGATGTCGCCGCCGCCCATGTACAGCCGGACGATGCCGGAGGCGGGGACGGCGGCGGTCACCCGGTAGGTGCAGGCGGCAATGGCCACGTTCGCGGATTCCTGGACCTTCACCACGGCGGTCTTGAGCAGCGAGGCGAGCAGGGCGTCCCGGCTGTCGTCCGGGACGCTCGCGTACTGCTTGAACTGCTCCAGGTAGGACCTGCAGAAGCCGTCGTCAAAGGATATGAGCTCCAGCCGGGGCATCGGGTAGGACTGAGCTGCGGTTACCGCCTTCGTCTTGATGGCGCCGTCGGTTGTGTCAACGGTGCCGGCGATCTTGGTGACCGGGCCGTCGGTGTTGATCGCCGCGATGGCGGAAGCCACGCTGGCAACCCAGATGATGCCCTTCTTGTCCGGGGTCTTGACCTCGGTCTGGAGGCTCTTGCGGACGTACACGTCCCAGCCGTCGAGCTTGGCGTTGCGGACGATCTCCAGCTCGTAGGTCGGGCGCTCCTTCACCTTGACGGCGGAGCGGTCGATCAGGAGCATGGTGTCGGCGGTCATTGCGCCGGAGGGGACGATGGTGACGCCGTAGATGGTGCCGGTGGCCGGGGTGTAGATGTCGCGGCCGTTCAGGTCCTTCTCGCCGATGAGGCTGGCGTAGTCGGCCCACGGGACGAAGCAGTGGGTGAGGGAGTAGCCCTCCTTGCCGGCCTGCGCGATGGCGTCACGGATGACGTCGGAGCGCTTCGCGTCGGTGTAGGAGCCGAGGCCGGAGAAGGCCGTCGCCTGGGAGACGAGGCCGTACACCTTCTTCTTGGTGGTGGCGCTGGTGTCCGCGCCCGCGCCGTTGAAGATCTCGGCGTCGGCGAACTCGCGGATCTTGACCTGCGCCTTGCCGCGAGCCCAGTCGTACAGGGCGGTGAAGAAGTCGGTCACCTCGCTGGAGAACAGCAGGTGGGCACCGAACTTCGCCATCTTGCGGGTCTTCTCCTCGGCCTTGGCCTCGGAGTCGGACATGGCGGCGAGCTCGTCCACGTAGGCGGTCGCGTCGGTGTAGGTGCCTTCAACCCAGTTGATGGACAGGGCGTTGACGGTATCCTTCGCCAGGGTGTCGTAGAAGGCGTTCCGCGGGGCCGGGGCGGCGGCGATGGTCGGGTCGAGGGCTGCGCCCCAGGCGATCCGGGTGATGTCGTCCGCGACGGTCACGTCCGCGTCCTTCCGCTCGTCGAAGTCGAAGTCCATGCGGAAGGTGCCGGACTTCTTCTCCAGGAGGGCGTTGATTTCGTCGCGGTGCTCCTCGCAGGCGGACTTGAATGCGCCGAAGAAGGTCTCGCGGGCCTTCTCCTTGAACTTGTCCTGCAGGGCCTTGATGGTCTCCTGCTGGTCCTTGATGGTCTTGTCGAGATTCTCGATGCTCTTTTCCTGGGCGTCGATCTTCTCCTGCTTGGCCTGGATCTCCTTGATCTTGGCGTTCAGCTCGGCGGACATCTTTTCATTGACCGCCTTCTCGATGCTCTCGCGCATCGCTTTGATCTCGTTTTCGGGCATGATGTTTTTGGGTTGGGGGTTGTTGTTGGTTTGGTTGTGGTTCGGGTCGGCTTTCGCGCTCACGATGATCGCGTCCGGGTTGGCTGCGATCGTGACGGGCGAGCACTCGTACACGGTGATGGCGTCCAGGATGCGGATGTCGTATTCGTAGCCTTCGCGCTTTTCGTAGTGGTAGCGGTCGGCCCGGTATCCGATGGAGAACTCCTTGATGGCGCCGGACTTGATGAGGATGGCGGCGTCGTTCCCGTCGGTGGTCGGGAGGATGTCAGCCTCGATCCACATGCCGTAGTCGTCCACGCCCTTGTCCGTGATCTTGCCGATGACGGTGCGGCGCTCGTGCTGGTAGCAGAGGGCCATTCGGTCGGCATCTTCGCTCTTGAGGAATTCATCCAGGGCTCCGGGCATGATGATGTCGCCCCAGCTATCGATATTGCCGAAAGCCAGGGCGTATGCCTTGATGTGCAGGATGCCGCCCTCGCCGTCGGCCTTGACCTCCAGGCGGGCGTCTCCATGCTTGGTTTCCAGCCCCTCGCCGGGGCCGGCCT